AACCAATTCCAAATGATTATAGAGATTTTGTTACAACATTAAACCCACATGTTAATATATATAACGAAACATGGAAAAAAGCAAAATATATAGAAAGTGACAATCAGATATGAATTTAACTAAATTTGTTTTTTTTGAAAATACTGAATTAGTTAATATCCAAAATACTATACATTTTGAAAATAATCAAGTTCGTGATGATTTTTTTGAAAGGTATAATAAATTAGATTTTGAAAGTCTTTTCAATTTTCGTAGAGATAGGGGCTTATTAAAAGTCCCTAAACTCTATGAGGACTTACTAAAATTTAATTACGGATATTTTATTAATAAAAAAGAAAATAGAAGATACTATTTCTTTATAACAGATTATGAGTATTTGAATGATAATACTACACAAGTTACGATTATGCCAGATTTTGTTATGACATTTTGCCAAGGTAATCGATTGAATGAAATAGGTCAAGTAGAAATTATTCGTCAGCACATTACACAAAATAGGTACAATGAATTAGAACAATATTTAAGAAATACAGATGATACTTTACAAGTAAAATCATTAAAATATATTAAACATCTATCAATTCCTATGCTTGAAAGTTATATCTTACTAACAACAAGTGTTGACCTTGAAGCAGATTTTGGTACAGAAAAGAAACCTATTTTACGTTCATCAACTGGAGGTGTGTTTGATGATATGAAATCAATGTTAAATGTTTATATTATACCATCGGAAAAATGGGATAGTTTTCTAACTCATTTATCATCTTTTCCGTGGATTGCTCAGAATATAAAAGAAGCTTGTCAGATACCATCTTTACTTGTAAATCTTGAAGAACAGAAAAAAGTTAAATTTAAAGATAGTGAAGTGGAATTTTATAAACTAAAAAAAGGTGGCAAGTCAAAAGAGATTGATTTAGGTCAAATAAATATTGAAAAGGGTACATTGTTAAATATGTTAGGTATTGACAACATGCCACATCTTTTGAGAAATGGATATTTTACCTTTGAACTAACAGATTTTAGCGGAAATATTGTACCTTTAGAACCATCAAAATTATATCAAGGTTTGAAGTTTAGGGCTGTTGCTACAATAGGTTATAATAATTTATTGAAGATATACCCAATAGGTTATAATAACGAATTAGGGGATAAAAAAGGCACATATTTAAATGTAAACCTTTCATTTATTGAATTTAATAAAATGAGTACAGTTGTAGATATCGCTAAATTAGAATGGGCTAAAGGTGCTTATAATCGTGAATTAGAAAATAGTAAGACTATTTCAGGTAGAGCACAAAAAATCATGGATAGTAATAGTTCAGTTCAAGATAAGTTCTTTAATGCTATGAGTGTATTTTCAACATTTAAAGGTGGTATAGGGTCTGTAGCAGGTGCTTTTTCAGATGAATACGATTATTACCGTAAACAAAAAGCAGACAAACAAACTCTTGCTTTAAACGCTAATCAAGTAAATGATGGAAATTACCCAAATAGTTTACTTTTAAAAGATAGTATGTATGGTATTCATTTATTAATTTCAGCACCACATAAATTTGAACTAGATAAGTTAAAACAATATTATAATTTATATGGTTTTGATTTTGATGAAAAATTGGAACAATTAGAACCAGTTAATAGTATGAATAATGTTAACTATTTACAGTTTAAGGGAAACTGGTATCTAAACGAAGCTGACCCCCAAATAAATATTGTGTTAAAAACAATTTTTGAAAATGGGGTAAAATTTTGGCATTATGATGGTATTCAAAATAGACAGATTAATAGACCTATTTTAGTGAATAATTGGAGGTCTTAATATATGGCTAAAAATATTGACCTTTATAATTTTTGTAAAGCTAATTTAGGAAAAGCCTTTGATATGGACGGTCAATGGGGTGCTCAATGTGTTGACCTAATTGTAAAACTTAACCAAGAGTTTGGGCTTGGTTTAAATACTGGTGGTTTATATGCTAAGGATATTTATTATAATAATGTACCGTCTAATGTTAGAAAAGTTCAAGGCGACCCTAATAATGACGCTAATGCAAAAAAAATATGGGATACTTTACCTCTTGGGTCTATTGTTTTTTTTACTAATGCTGATGCAGGACATGTTGCTGTAAAATCTGGTGGTTGGTGTTGGTGTTTAGAACAAAATTACAATACAAATGGTTGGGGGGGTCCTATTACTAATGATAACATTGGTGGATGGATAGAAAGTGGTGGTGCCGGATTTAGCGGAGCATGGGTAATAAATGATGGTGCTAGTGCTAGTGATGGTGTAGCAGAAGCAAAGAAAGATAAAACAGGTAAATCATTACAACCTAATATTGATATTGGAAGAGCGATTAAATCTCTAGACTTAACACAAATTAAAAAAGGAATTGAAAATATGTTAATTGAAATAGTTGAAGTTTTTGATAATAGAGTTTATCAAACATCAAATGATTTATATACTAATAATATTTTAAATGTATATGTAGAAATGAATACATTAAAAGTTACAATAAGTGAAGATTTTATAAATGGGTTAAAAGATAATCTATTTAAAGGTCTTGATGAAAGTAACAATAAGAATATTAATTGGAATGGTAAAAGTCGAAAAGGCTCTCCTGTTAATTTAAACCCATCTTCTATCACATCTGATGAAAGTACTGAAGAAAAAAAGGTGGAATTAATTACTAAAATATGTTTACAGTATGAACCCCAGGCAAATTCTTTTGGTATTGCTGGTTTGGTTGGTAACTTTGTTGGTGAAAGTAACATAAACCCTAAAACTTTTGAAGCTGATTTTACAGGTTTGCAAAGTAAAAATCCTGATAAAAATACAACCCCAACGGTTGAAGATTTATTTTATAATTGGTCTTATTTTCAAAATAGAGTTTATCCTAATTATGTGTTAGATGAAGGGACATACTTTCATGATGGTAAACACTGGGTAGGTGTTGGTCTTGGACAATGGACTGGTTTACGAACTAAAGGTCTTTGGGACTATGCAAAATCAAAAAATATTGATATGTGGACTGTAAAAACACAAATGTTATACGCTTTTGAAGCTGATGGGACAAATGGAAACATATTGAAACAATGTCTTAGAAATTCTGAAAGTACTAAAGAAGGTGTTGATAATGTTTATGTATACTGGGAAAGGGCTCATGTACCATCAAGTTTACCTGCTAGATATGCAGGAGCTGATAAATGGTTTAATCTTATAGATAAGATAGTAAAAGAAAGCAAGGTCAAGAAAAATTAATGTTTAAATTAAAAAAAGACTTTAAAAAATGGATAGAAAAATATAGGAAAAAATATATACCAAAAGAATATAATCAACTATTATGGATAGATGAATTAACAAAAGATACAATAGATGTTTATTTATCTATAACAAATCGTGGTGATGGTAAATCGTTTAATACCATTGGTGCATGTCTTAAAATGGGTTATGATTTAGATTTAAAACCTATTTTCATAGTAAGGCATTGGGAATTACAAACTTTGTTTCGTAATCTTATTGATAATGTGGTTGAAACTTTGGGATTTTGGGAAGTTGAAAATTTATGGTATGTGAACCAACAAGATTATATTATTATAGGTTACGAAGATAAAGAAATCGGATTAATTGCTGATATTAATAATGCAAGTGACCTTAAATTTTCAAGTTTTAAATTGAAAGAATTTCCATTAATGGTTTATGATGAATTTCTTGCGCTAGATGATGATTATGTACCGAATGAGTTACAAAAAATAAAGACTATTTATCAATCTATTGATAGGGTTAAACCAAAGGATAGACCATTTGGAATAAAACCTAAAATGATTTTACTTGCTAACCCAATTAACTTTAATTCACCAGTTTTGGAATGGTTAGATTTTTATAGTTTAATTGAAAAACATAAAATGAATACTATTAAACAATATGGTAATAAATTAATAGAGTTAAGACAAAATGAACAAGTCAACAAAAATAAAAATACATCTATTTTTGATGTTGAAAATGACAGTAATTTTACCGGTATGTTTGAGATTAACTACCACAATTTAATTAGTAAAGAATTATTTGATAAAATAAAATCAGAAGTTTGTGCATCAGTAATAAAACTTGAAAGTGATAAATATATTAATTTTTATGTATGGAATGGTAATTATGTTATTGATATTACAAGTAAGGGTGACTACCAGTATTGTTTAAATCTTGAAGATAGAAAAGATGATGTTGTTTATTTGTATCAAAATAAATATTTTAATGATACATTTCATAACAAATATAGGAAAGATATTATTAAATTTACTAACACATTTAGTAAAAATTATATTTATAACAATCCTATTTACATGGATTTAAACTTATTTAAACTAATCAATTACAATACAACTACAACACAACAAAAAGTTGAAATTTCAAAGGAAAGAATTTTACTACAAAAATTAGGTAAAATGTATGAAAACTTATCATAAACCTTATGGTAACATAAAAGAATTTATTGAATATATTAAACGTGGATACACATTACTAGCTTATGATATAGAAACATTTACTTATAATTTTAAAGAGGGTAATATTAAACCCTCTCTTTTAAAAAGTGTGATGTACTCATTCACGATTGGTTTTTTATTAGATGATGAAACGTATTATATTATATTTAATAATTTTCAACATTTTTTTGAATGGTCTAAGCCCTATTTAAAGAAGTCTAAACCGTATATATTAAATGCACACAATGGTAATAGATATGATAATCATTTTATAAGATATGAATTAGTTAAATATTATGGTTGTAAAGTAGAAAATGAATATCTTAAAAATGCTATTGAAAACGATAATACAGAAACATTTTCGATTTTGGAAGATGGAAATTTATTAGAAAAACGTGTAAAAAGTAAAAATAATCTGGAATTGAAATTTAAGTTAGATGGTGTTAAATTTAAAACAGAAGATAATTGGATAAAAACAAATACTAGTATTGCGGTTATTGGTAAAAAATTGCTTGATAAAGATTTAATTACAGAAGAATTTCTAAAAACAGATTATGATTATATTAAATATAATTTAGATGATGACTTAACAGACGATGAATTAGAGGTTTACATAAGAGAAATTTTTATTAATTTAACAGAAGATGAAAAGATTTATATAAGAAATGATGTAATTATTTTAATATTAGGAATAAAATATTATAGTGATTTATTCTTCGGTTTTTCATATAAAGAACCTACATTTACAAGTAATATTAAACATTCATATATAAACAATAATGAAAAAGCGGAATTTCAACTTTTAAAACAAAATAGAGGTAGAGAACTATTTGCCTTTGGTGATTATAAATTTAAAGATTTAAATTGTTTTGATTACTTTAACAATTACTATAACGGAGGTCTAAATTTTTATAATGATAATAAAATAGGAAAAATATTAAAGAATGGTTTTAGCCTTGATATTAATAGTTCATATCCTTATGTTATGTTTAAGGAAAAATTCCCTATGTATCCTATTTCATACTCTGAAAAAATAAAACATATTAAGTTAAGTTTTAAAGATGATGAAATTACTTTCTTTACTGTTTTAATAGATGAATTTAATGATTTAATTTCTATGATACCATCAAAGATTATAAAACAAATGTATGTGAAATATTATAGGATTGTAAATGGTGAAATTTACCTAAATACAAATAGCATACGTTTATTAAATGAGTTGTTCAATCTTAATATTGATAGTATATTTGTTTCATCTTATGTCACCTTTAAATGCTCTGAATTTGGGGCAAAAGACATAATAGATAAATATTATTATATTAAGACACAAGGAAAAGCCAATTACAAATTAAACTATAAAAGTGCGACCGATATATCATTAACAGATATAAAAAATGATGTTGTATTTACTAGCGATGAAATAGCCGGTTCTAAAGTGAATTTAAATGGGATTTATGGTGTACCTGCACTTAGATTATTCTTTGATTTATTTAGAATTAATAAAGAGGGTGAATACCATAATATAAATAGTGGTTTTCGTAACAAAGAAAGAAATGTATTATTTTCAGCTACAGTAACAAGTTATGCTATGTATAACTTGCTTTCACCTCTGAAATATATCAATAAAGATATTGATAAATGGTTTTGGTATTGTGATACAGACAGTTTATATCTCGATAAAAAGGCTTTTAAAATCTTACCTAAAGAATTATTCCATAAAATGAATTTAGGAAAATGGGATATTGAAAATGAACATATAGATAAATTTTATATACTAAATCATAAAAAATACTGTTATCTTGTAGATAATGAAATAAAAATACATGCTGGCGGTGTTAGGTTAAATAGTTTTGTTTTAGATGTACCTTTTGAAAAATTCATAGAGCACCAATTTTCTGATGGTGTACAAATTAAGAGCACAAAGAGCATATTAAATCAGTATATGACAATCAGCATTTATGATAGTTTTATAGATTTAAAACAAGGTGGTATTTATCCTTTATATCATACAACAGAGAAAGAAAATATAATGAATGAAGTTAAATCTAATTTATCAATGGATTTACTAGATGAACAAGATTTGATGTATATTGAAACTGAATTAGGAATTATTTCTGCGAGAGATTTAATACCTGAACAAGATGAAAACGGTCAACATTTTGAAGAATTAATGGACAAAATGATTGATTATGGTCAAGATTTTGTTTGACATTTTATATATTATGTGATATACTTGTTTTATCTTAATGAAAGGAGTTATTGAATATAGATAGAAAGGAGGTGAATTTATGGGATTGTTTATCGCGGTATCGCAAGCTTTCAAAAGTGATTTGCTTGTTATCTTTCTATTCTTGGTACTTTTTGATTTTGCAACAGGGTATCTAAAAGCTCTTAAATGGAAAGTGGTTTCTAGTGATGTAGGAACGAAAGGAGTAATTAAACACACGACAACATTTTTATTTTATGCTATGTTGACGACTGGTGGATATTACTTTCATGCACAAGTAATTGCTAATTCTGTTCTTTTAATGGTAATGCTTACTTATATTACAAGCATTATGGAAAATTTAGCAGTTATGGGTGTATATGTACCTACATTCTTAAAAACAAGAGTAGAAAAAGAATTGAAAGAAATTGAAGAAAAATTGAACAAAGGAGAATAAAACATAATGGAAATTGTATCATGGTTTGAAAATAGGGTAGGTCAGTTGACCTATTCTATGACTGGTAGTCGCAATGGTGCTGATGGTACTGCGGACTGCTCAGGTAGTATTTCACAAGCATTGAAAGAAGCTGGAGCACAGATTGACGGTCTACCGTCAACGGTTACACTTGGACATTGGTTAGCTAAAAATGGTTGGGTACGCATTGCTAAGAATGAGGACTGGAACGCACAACGGAATGACATTGTACTTATGTCTTGGGGTGTTGATATGAGCCAATCTGGAGGTGCTGGTGGACATGTAGGAGCTATGATGGATAGTGAACGATTTATTAGTACTGATTATAGTACTAGCGGTGCTATTGGTACTGCGGTTTCTATCTGGAATTGGAACGAATACTACCTAAGAGCATCTCAAACTGGTTTGTCTTACATTGAAGTTTGGCGATATAGTGGAAGTTCTACAAATGCTACATCAAATGTTAGTCGGAGCAGTAGAAAGAAAGCATATTATAGAGCAGATAGCGTTGTGCTCCACAATGGAATTTGGCAAGTGCGTTGTGATGAACTAGTACCTGTAGGTTTTAATTGGGATGAAAATGGTATTCCTGTAGCATTGATTAACTGGGTTGATAGCAACGGTGATAATGTTGCTGATGGAAATGATTGGGATTTTAAAACTGGCATGTATTTCAGTTTTGAAATTGATGAAAACAGTATTAGTGACACTGGTGATGGTGGTTATTATGGTGGATATTACTACAGACGATTTGGTTTTGGTCAGTTCGGCGATGTGTGGCTTTCAGCATGGGATAAAAACCATCTAGTAAACGGATAATAATTAAATTAATAAAATAAAAATATAGAAAGACTATAAAAAATAAGATAAAATATAAAAGAAAGGACTTTTCGATTTTTTCTAAATAAGTGATACCTTAAACCTTTACCAAATGGTAAGGGTTTTTGTAATGTAATTGTAACACAAATGTAACATAAAAGTATTGACAAATTTTATTTATTAGTGTATAATAATTATATAAATTAAGAAAGAGGTAATAACCCACCAACCAAACCACCAAGTAATCCAATCAAGAATGCTTCTAGAAGCTCATAGGAAGCCCTACAATCCATTCTAATTGATTGGTAGTGTTATTGTCCCACCTAACGTTACAATTTTATAGACGACCTCTTAGAGCCATCTATTATACTACTCCTATAATATCTTATGAAATTTTAGGGGGGGTATAATATGTTGGTTTTTTTGCCCTATATATTT